GTAACTATAGCACAGGCCCTTAAGGGCGATACGGCACAGGATGCGAAGCCACCTGCCGAGGCACGTAGTTAGAGGATATTACTAACCTTGCTCTCAGGAGCAATTACTACGAAAGGGCATAATATGCCTAAAAAAAACAAAAAACGCTATTACGATAGCACGCGCGAAGATTATAACAACAAAAGACGTGACGATTATAATAATGGTCGTGATGGATTTGCACGTAAAGGTGTAGAAAGCGCGCGTTATAATGCTTCACCTGAAGGATATGGACCACGTGATGGCATGAGACGAGATGGCTATGCTAAAGATGGTGATAGATATTCAAGCAATGAACGATCACGAGATGGCTATTATGGTAACGTTAAAGATCGTCCATTCTCTCAGATGCCAAATCCAGCAACCTCCAATTCCGTTATGAAGAATAAAGACTATCCAATGCGTGAAGCAATGAGTCGTGATCCACAACGTTATAACGAAGTACTTGATGGTGGTATGATACCTGATGGACCAGGATTTTCTGGCATGCCATATGCAACCGTACAACGTTCGTTTCCTGATACACGCTATGCATCATATGGTCGCTTAGGTGATAGCCTTGAAGGTGCTGACTTCCAAATGGATACTGACGAAGCTGAAGCACAACGTTATGGTAAGATGGGACAGAACTTTCCACGTATGTACTAATATGCCAGCTATGTTACGCCCACGGGGCAAAGCAAGCAGAATTGCATATAAGATACTTGGCGTGCCTATAAACTTTAGAAGCAGACCTGCTTTCTCTAGACAAGCACAAAAACGTCTTCAGTTTGCCTATACGATTCAAACTAATAATGGTGCTAACTAAGATTCATTCTACTCGTCCGGCTGGTTTGGGGCATTGATCCAGCCGGATTTAATTAAGGATATCCATGAAAAAGAAAGTATCTAAAGGTCAAAAGAAAGTTGCTAAAGTTATGAAGGAATATTCAAAAGGTAAACTTCATTCTGGTAGCAAAAAAGGACCTAAAGTAACTAATAAGAAACAAGCAGAAGCAATAGCAATTTCTGAGGCTAAAAAAGAAGGCGATAAAATGCCTAAAGCTAAATGCAAATGCAAAAGTAAAAAGAAGAAATAGATTTTCATTCTCTCTTTCATTAAATCCCTGGTACACTACTATCAGGGATTTGTATTTGTTGTAGTATTGCCCTCCAGCTTATCAACTCTTACAAATCCCGTCCGATTCGAAATTCTCATGCATCCTTAGGTGGAGTGGTCTTGTGTAAGGCCACTCATTAAACAAGAGAGACACATGATAGAAAAAAGAGAAACAGTAGGCCAGATATCTGCCAAATTACATCAACAAGATCATGGTAAATATAACGTTCGTGATGTTACCGAACAAGTGACTAAAACCTTTAATGAAGACCTTAAAGGAGCTGCAATTGATGGCATAAAAAAAGGATTTATCGGTGACTTTTTTATAGTAGGACTTCAAAAGACTGAGAAACTAGCTAAAGTTATTAGAACTTTCTTTTTTGCACGTAAAAGCCCTCCAAGTCCTAATTATGATCAGATAGTATATAAATATCACCGATCTGCGGGAATGTTTGAATTAGTATGGACTATACCCTCTAGGCCAACGTGTATTTTTATGATGAAAAATTTAGGTAATTTGCATTCTAGTTTAAGTAATTTAGTGATGGATGTTATGCGTTTTAGTAATGGAACATTACATAAATGGTGCCGTCAATTGAATGGTGAGATACCAGATGATCGTAGCAGACCACGCGGCATTTTTACTCATTAATACCGTTAAAAGGAAACCATGGAATATACCGAAGAAGTAGTACAAGATACTCAGGACGTTGCACAAGAAGTAGTTGAACAAGTTGCACAACCCTTGCAACAACCACAAAATAACTATCAAGCCAATAATTTTAAGCGATTACGTGAAGAGAAAGAGCGAACTGAACGTGAGAATGCTGAACTATTAAGAGCAATGCGTGAATTGCAAGCGAAGCAAATAGTTCCCAATGACGATCATTTGACACAAGAAGAAAAGATTTATAAGTCATTACAGCAAGAGATTGCATCACTGAAATCTGAAGTTAAAGAATATCACACGCAAACTTCTATGATGTCCACTAAAGCACGATTGCAAGCACAACATCCAGATTTCTATTCTGTTGTTAATGAAGAAAATATTGCACGTTTACGAGATGAATATCCTGAAATAGCACATACACTTGATTCATCAAAAGATATGTATACTGGTGGTGTTGCGGCATATACTATGATTAAAAAACTAGGCATAGGAGGACAAGACATGTATAAAGAAGAAAAAGAACTCGCACAAAAGAATGCAGCTAAACCTAAGAACTCGGCAAGCATTACTCCTCAACAAGGACAATCACCATTATCACAAGCTAATGCCTTCCAACATGGTTTAACTGATGCTTTAAAGAAGCAACTTAATGATGAGATGAATAGAGCTGCTGCTAAGAGATAACGAGCTATACAACCTAGCGTTCGGTTAATATACTGGCCTTGCGTATACAATAGTCTTCGCAAGGCTATATATTTGAACGTATATTCGAGCCATCGTTCAGCTCATTTGGACGTATAAACAAGCTCTCGTCCAGCTTAAAGTGTGTAATTCAAACAACAAACTTTAAGGAAAGCTATGGCAACAGGTCTAACGACTACTACTAATTTGCCCGCTCAGGTACAACAATCGTATGATTATAAGATCCTGAGCACACCATATCCTAATAATATCCATAAGATTCCTGCGGAACGTAAATACATGCCTGCACGTGGTGGTAGAACACTTCGTATGAGCAGATATGCACAATTACCGCCAGCAATCGTACCTCTTGGAAATAGTGGCCAAACCCCTCCACCAACCATCCCAGAAAGATTTGATATCGATGCTACGATTTCATTTTACGGGTCATGGATTGGTGTTAATGAGCAGGTTAACTAAGGTTTTACTTTTTGTTCTTTGACATTTTCTTGTGATTGTGAAAAAAGCCTGCTTTAAACCAGCGGTGATTGACTTGGAAGCGCTAACGTAAAGACGAGCGTGACAAGGCGCAAGTGTTTATTGATTTAAATAAATGTACAGCGTGAGAGACTAAGTCCACTGGAATTACTACGGTAATTAAGCGATAGTCCGAGCCAAATGGAGACATTTGGAGGAGGGATTAACAAGACCTCCCGCCAGAAATGGTCATACAAGTAACAGTTAACTGTACCCTACAGTCACAAGATCCAGTTTTAAACCATTTTGCACGTCTTTTAGGTATGCAATTACGTCAAACAGAAGACATTCTAATGCGTAATATGCTTGCTGGAACTGCAGGGTTTATTAACTGTACTGGTGGTGATAATGGTGATGTTCCAACGGAAATAACTCTTTTTGATGTTCAAAACATTGTAGCTACATTGCTTGGCAATAACGCATACACTGTTTTAGATAACATCGAGGGTGAAGACCGATTCGGTACAGCTCCAGTACGTGATGCATATTTTGCATTATGTCATACAGATATGACACGTGACCTTGAAAACGTATCATCCTTTATCCACAAAAACCAATATCCAGCAATGAATAGCATTCGTTCTGAATGGGGTTCAATAGGTAACTTACGCTTCTTAATATCATCAATCGGTTCGATGATTATGAACGCAAGTAACTTAGGCAATACCGTTTATAATATATTCTGCGTTGGTATTGAAGCGTATGCTGATGTTGAGCAAAACGAATATAGCGCACAATTTATATATCGTCCGGCTATATACAATGATCAGTTAGCCCAAAATGCGTCTGTTGGTTGGAAAACTGCGAACTGTCCACGTATCTTGAATGATGCTTGGGTATTAGCTCTTCGCGCAACCCTATCAGCTTAAGGAGATAATAATGGATTTAACTAATACACAACAAGGTAGTTTTATTGCTACCGGAAACCCAATTACTCTCCAAATACGCTCTGATCTTGATTGGATGATCGTTGAAGATCAAACGGTTGTTTTGAATCAATCAGCAAATGCTTATCAATGGAGATGGTATCGTGGAATGGCTGCAGGAACAGCATTTCAACAATCAATCAGTGGTGGTGGCAATTTGACAACTGCCTGGCAAATGACTGGTGGATTTACTCTAGTAAACTCTTCAATTAATATTCCTGGACCGTTTGTAGCAATTAGTAGTTCTAGTAATGTAACTCAACCAGTATTTGTTACTACTAATACTCAAGGTATGGTAAATGCAACTGCTACAGTTCCAAATACTATTGTACGAGTATTTAATTTGGCTTCACGACAAAATCTTGGTGGTTTTGATTTTGAAGTTGGTACCGTAACACCAAACACTAATTTTTCTATGCGCTATGCATTAGCAAATGCTCCTGGAGTTGGTGGTGCTTCAGCTACTGGTGGGTATCGTATAATTCCTTACGATCCAATCTATTATCCACGTAGACGTACGATTGTTAATATTGTTACTGGTACAACTACGGTAGTTACTACTTCAGTAACTCATGGTTACACAGTAGGACAAGATATTAGATTCTTGGTTAACTCAAATTTTGGCATGACTCAAATTAATGGTTTGAGTGGTTCAATTATTGCAGTTAATTTAACTAATAATACTTTTACAGTTGATATTAATTCAACTGGATTTACTCCATTTGTATGGGCAGGAAATGCTGCATTTGCAACAACCTTCCCTGAAGCAGTTCCTTTTGGTGAAGATACCGGTACTGCATTATCCTATGGTGTTGATATTCTTGGTGATGCGACCTATAACACTGCATACATTGGTATGCTATTAGGTGGTGGCGCTAATAATCCTGGTGGAGCGGTAGGTGATACCATCTATTGGCTTGCAGGAAAATCCTATAGTGTTACAAATAACTAAGATATACTGGGGGAGAGAATAAATATCTCTCCCCACCCATAAACTAGGAGTAATCATGGTACGCTATAAAGCATCAAGTATGAAAGATAAACTAACCCCTGAATTAGCACGAGAACGAGATAAAGACCGTCAAATGGTTAAAGGTGTATTTCGTAATCTTGAGCAACAAGGCACGAAGCTTAGCTTCCCTTATTTAAAGTATCCTGGTGATGAAGTTACAATGTATGACCTTGAATGTGGAAAAGAAGCTACGATACCGCTTGGAGTTGCTAAACATTTGAATCAGAATTGTTGGTATCCAGAACATGAAAATCTTGTAGATGAGGATGGTAAACGAGTTACATCGCTCCGAAGCAAGGTACACCGATTCAGTTTTGTACCATTAGAATTTGGTGCTATGGAAGAAGTTGCACCACCGCTTAAAAAGGGTATAGTAACCACCGAAGGTACGACCAAAAAACTATAATGGCAATACAATATAATATTGCGTTTCCTACATACCTGCCAGCAATGCGAACGATAGCATCTATAACCAATGCGGTGCAAGCAGTTGTAACTACTGATATACCACATAAGTATTTAACGGGCATGAGCGTGCGATTTAATATACCTTTAGGGTTTGGTATGCAACAATTGAATCAGGTTATTCAGTATATTATAGTTACCGGTGAAAACACCTTCCAAGTTGATATTAATACACTCAACTTTGATCCTTATGTAATTCCTGCATTTAACCCGGGACATCATTATACTCCAGGATTTATTACACCAATTGGAGAAAAGAATGATATGCTCAATGGTGCCACGCAGAATGTATTACCACGAGGTACTTATTTGCAGGTTTAACCATTAAAAGGAATGTATATGGCTCTTTATACTCTTGATAACATTCGCACTAAAGTGCGCAGATTGACGCGAACTCCGTCGCCTGCTTTGCTTTCTGATCAGAATATAGACGATTACATTAATACATTCATTTTATATGATATACCTGAACATTTGCGGTTGTTTTCACTGAAGACGGTATTTTCTTTTTATACTACTCCTAATGTCGCAGAATACTCCACTGATCCCGTTGATGTTGATGCACCATTATATAACTTTAAGAATAAGTATATTAGCGTTCATAACCCGTTTTTTGTAGCGGGATATCAGCGTCAATTATTGCAATCTCGTGAAACTTTTTATGCTACTTACCCCAAGAATACATTTTTAGAAACTATAGCAATGGGTGATGGAACTACTACCTACTTTACCGGTTTCCTCTATAATGTACCTATTTTACAGGGGGAAGTTTTATTTGATTCAATAGATTTTAATAATAACTCATGCATTGTAATAGATGCACCGGTATATTCAACACCCGCAATAGGTAATCTTATAGTGCCTAACAATCCAAATGTGGTGGGCTATATTAACTATATAACCGGACAATATGCTTTTACTTTTCCTATTCCGCCAGCCCCACAACAAAACGTTAATGCACAGACCTATCCCTATATAGCATCGATACCCCAAACGATTCTGTATTATGATAATAAGTTTACTTTAAGGCCAGTTCCTGATCAGGCTTATAAAATACAGATGGAAGTCTATATACGTCCAACTGAGTTGTTGTTGAATACTGATGAGCCACATCTTGAACAATGGTGGCAATGGATTGCGTATGGTGCTGCTAAGAAAGTGTTTGAAGATAAACAAGATCTTGATAGTGTTGCACTCATAATGCCTGAGTTTAAGAAACAAGAACTCTTAGTATTACGTTCAACGATCGTACAGCAAACGAAGAATCGTACACCAACCATCTACAGTGAAAATAATAATAATAATTTTGGACCTGGAATCTTTAACGGAGCAGGAAGCTGGTGGTAAATCTAAAATATCTTTTTATCGGCATGATTGCAGCAGCATGTACTATTATCGGATCGTTTCTCATTGATCATTATTACCTTAAAAAGGATAAGTAAATGGCATATATCGCAAACATACCGATGGGTTCCCAACCAATTAACTTGACCCAACCACAGATTCAAGGCAATTTTGAGGCGTTAGGTGCTTATATTAATCCTAATAATACGGCAATAGTGTTTAATGAGATTGTGCCTCCTGCACCCGTTACGGGAGCAAATCAAGGTGCACTTTTTGTAGAGAATGGTGTATATACCAATGTACCCGAATTAACCTTTGAGCGACAGAATGGTGGTCCTACAATAGAGATGACTGCTAATAATCCAAGTGCTACTGGATGGACACGTTTACCCTCAGGAATACTCATGAAATGGGGCACTGTTGCAGTTCCCGGATCACCCTTTACGATTACCTTTCCGGATGATGGAAACGTTACTATACCGCGATTTACTGCCATATTTGTGGTTATTCCCAACACGGTTGCAAATGTGACTACAATAACTGAAATCAACTCACAAACAATTACTACGTTTACTGGGCATCATTATGGATTAACGGGCAATGGGCAAGCGGGAACGATATCATATTTTGCTATAGGGACCTAAGATGCCACTCGACAGGTTTATGATTGCTCCACTTGATAAGGGTTTAGAGACAAACGTAAAGCCTTGGCTTATTGCTGATGAAGCATATTCTCAACTTATTAATGCCTATTCATTTCGAGGACGAATTAGAAAACGATTCGGTTCAACCCTTTTAAGTGGTAGTAATCCATTATTATCACAACTACGTATAGCATTAAGCGGCGGCGAAGGAATAGGCATGACGGATGGTTCCGGTAATGCTGCAGGTACAGTACCAGGTAGTATATTCCAACGCGGTCAATTGTTTTCTATTGGTACATTCACTTGGCAAGTAACTACAACCGGACTTTCTACTATGCTAACTGCATCAACCGGCGCAGGAACCTATAATACTACAAATGGTGCATATACCTTTACTGGTGCTCCTGCATTAACCCAAATTTATTTCTATCCTAGTCAGCCAGTAATGGCATTCATAAACTATGAAACTATGCAAACTAATTATGAGCCTACGTATGCGTGGGATACGCAGTTTGCGTATCAATATAATGGTGGATGGGACAGATTAGGAACTGCACTATGGACTGGTAATAATTCACAGTTTTTTTGGGGATATAGTTGGCGTGATCAAACTACCCAGCCAGTAACTAATCTTTTGTATGTTACCAATAATAATCCACCCGATGCTATTAAATATTGGGATGGTTCTACCTGGACTACAATTACACCAGTAATTGATAATGCCGGTAATACTTTAGTAACTGCGTTAATGATCATTTCGTTTAAGGGAATGTTGGTAGCCTTAAACACGACTGAACGTATAAATGGTGACTTAACTTATTTTCCTTATAGAGCACGCTGGACTTGGGAGGGAAATCCTGTTGATCCAACTGCATGGAATGTTGACCTTAAAGAAGGGGCAGGTTTTGAAGATGCATCAACACAAGAAAAAATTATAACCTGCGAGTTTCTTAAGGATCGAGTTATTGTCTATTTTGAACGAAGTACTTGGGAATTGGTTTATCAAGGTGGTAATTATATATTGCCGTTAATATGGCAAAAGATTAATACAGAACTTGGTGCAGAATCTACCTTTTCGGTTGTGCCATTTGATAAGATAATCCTGGGGATTGCTAATAATGGTATTCATGCATGTAATGGTGCTAACGTTGAGCGTATCGACGATAAAATACCTGATACAGTCTTTGATATTCATAATGATAATGAAGGTGTACAGCGTGTTGTAGGTATTCGGGATTATTATACTGAGTTGGTTTTATGGACATTTCCGAGCCTAGAACCAAATGCAACTATTGTATTTCCTAATCAAGTATTAGTCTATAACTACAAAAATGGTTCATGGGCATTCTTTGATGATACAATCACCTTTTTTGGGTATTATCAAGTCCAAACGGCATTGACGTGGGCTAATGCTACCATGACGTGGGAATCAGCAGAATTTACATGGGATTCTGGACAGCAACAAGCACAGAGTTATCATATAATAGCAGGTAACCAACAAGGTTATACATTTTTATATGAACCTAATGTTAATCGTAATGCAGCAGCGCTTAATATAACAAATATTGTTATAACCAATATTCAAACACTGACATTTACCGTATATAATCATAATTTTTATGGCGGTCAATTTGTTTATATAGAAAATCTCACAGGTTCATTAAACTTAAACGGCGATACGATTAATCAAACGATTGTTCAAATTGCGTATGTGCTTGATGTTAATACCTTTCAAGTGATCAGTTCTGGTAATTATTCGGGCACCTATACTGGTGGTGGTACGCTTGCATCAGTAAGTCGTATAGAAATAAAGACTAAAGAATTTAACTTCTATGCAAAAGAAGGCAAGAATGCGGCAATTCAAAAAGTAGACTTTATGGTTGATGCTACTGACTTTGGTCAGATACAAGTTAACTTTTATGATGCTACATCACCTATCAATATGACCCAAGCTGGATTAGCATCTGGCTCACTACAAGGTACTGGAGTTTTAGAGACATCTCCCTATGCTCTTTATCCAATCGAAGCTAGCCAAACTAGATTATGGCATCCAGTCTATACTGATGCTGAAGGTGAAGTTATACAAATACAATTAGTACTTAATAATGAACAAATGCTTAATATTGATGTTATGCAAAGCGATTTTACTTTACATGCTTTTACAGTATATGCTCGTGGAACTTCAAGTAGATTACAATAGTCTCTGTTTTTGTTTTTTTGTGTGGTGGGGGCCTGCAAATACCCCCACTAATTAATTCTTCATATATTCTAAAATAACATTAGTGATCGTATATGCAGATCGATTGGTTCCAACAGTAATATTTACATTGGTTCCATCTGCATTCAATTCAATGTTATTTGCTAGGGTTGGTGATGCATAAGGTAACGGTAAATAAGACATACCCGATTGATTATTGGCTACTCCATATATGCGTGTAAAGGTATATGCTGCATTCACTGGAATACCATGAGCAACTGATTTAGTTCCTGCTGCTGGAAGAGAACCAAATATAATTACTTTACGGAATACGTTTCTGAATTTTGAATAATCTTGATAACTTGATGTTAAAGTTGGATTTGGATAAAACAATTGGCTGTTAATAGTTTCTGCATCTATATAATAACCAGTTTCCTTGAGATTTAATGCAATAGTTATATTGTTTATATTCTGATATATACGAACCAGAAGTTCTTTAAACTCTTCACTATTAACATCAACTTCTCCAACCTGAGCAACATCCCATACATAATTATTTGGTACATAAATACCCTTTGCATCTGCCATTTATTTCCTTAAAGATAAAATTGGTAAAATAGAGCTTCGCTTATTAGAATAATACTAGTCACCTACCTTTTAAAGGAGATATTATGGCATTACGTACCCAACCAGCACGCATGGAACAAGTGAATAGATTTAATCCCCAGATCCAGGGGCTTTTAGATCAAAATATTACTCAGGGATTGAATCAATATCAAAACAATAGACCTGATTTTGATGCAATTAGAAATCGTGAAATACAAAGTTTTAAGCAAGATACGATACCTGCTTTGATGAATCGATTTACTGCTAATGGTGCGGGACAAAGTAGTAGTGGTCGTATGCGTGGTTTAGATAATGCAGCCACAAATCTCCATACTAATCTTGCTGCACAAGGTGCTGAGTTTGGCCAACGTCAACAAGCACTTGATCAACAAGGTCTATTTAATCTTTTAGGTGCTGGTGCTCCAGAAAATGTCTATTATCCAGAACAACCGGGTGCATTAAGACAGTTTGGCAATGCAGTTGGTGGTGGTTTAGGAGTTGCCGCACCTTTAGCTTTAAGCAGCTTAGGAATTGGAAGTGGTATATCATCTGCACTTGGCGGCTTATCTAGCTGGTTACAAAATTTATTGGCAGGTGGTAATCAATCGGGTTCCGCTACGGCTCCTTTGGCGGCTCCAACAGCACTAGGGTTCTCAGTTCCACAAAACCCTAGTACAAACTTTAGCGAAGGAGTTTCCAGCTTATTTAGTCCAACCGCTCCACGTCCTCCCGCAGGTGGCTTTGATACTAATAGTCCAAGTTGGACTTCATTACTTGATTATCTACAAATGTTAACTGGTGGTGGTCAACAACGACAAAAACAACTCTTAAAAGGGATATTATAATGGTACAAATATTAAACGATCCCAATAAGGGACTTGGCCTTGGTCATAATTTTGGTACTGGACTTAGCCAAGGATTACAAGCACTTGTTACCGACAAAATGCAGGATATGCAACAACGCAGACAGAAAGCCAGGACTGCACAAGGATTAAAATCTCTTGGTTTACCTGAACAACTTGCTGATTTACCCGAACCATTATTAAATTCTATCATTAAAGAATCATTGCGACCAAAGGGATTCACACAACAAGTAGCAGGATTATTTGGAGCTGAAACTCCTGTTGAACAGTTATTGGCTAATGCGCGTGGTCAGGGGGATCAACAATATGGTCAACAAGGTTCTGAATATCAATCGAATCGTAACGAAGGTTTCTTGCAATCATTGCCACGACATGCAGCACGAACGGCATCGCGCCTAGGTGAGAATGTTCTAGGTTTGCCAGCCGATATAGCCAGTTTCGGTTTAGGACTCGGTAGCGCTGCAACTGGTGGCAAAATACCCTCATATGAAAAGATACAAGAATCGTTGCCGTTTGGTGGATTGCCTACCTCTTCACAGTTACAGAAAATATCTGAAGAGGCAACGGGTGGTTATACAAAGCCACGCTCCAAAACAGAAGAGAATGCGGATGAATTATTTGGCCTTGCTGGTAGTTTATTTCTGCCAACGATTGGTCAAAAAGGAAAATTACTTCAAAAGGGAGCAAGCGCATTAAAGAAAGCTGCAATCGGATTTGGTGCAGGTAAACTTGGTAAAGCTGCTGCAAAATCTGCTGGATTTGGTGAAACAGGCCAAGCCATAGCTGGAACTGCTGGTAAACTTGGCGGTCTTATGTTGGCATCTGGATTGGGGGGTAGAAAGATGTTAGAGGATGTAGCCAAACAAAAATATGATTCATTAGATGCTTCTGCAAAAGATACAATAACTAATGGAAAGCATCTTACTAAAGATATTAATAGATTAGATCATTTAGTTGATTTAGAAAAAACAGATGCAACTAAACTATTAAAAGATGTTGTAATAGATCCACTGAAAGATGCACTTAATAAAAATAATGGCAATCTTCCTTTGGCAGACGCTTTAAGATTAGAAAAATCGATCAATAAAAATTTACGTAATATAAATATCAGAAAACCAGAAATTGCAAAAGATGCAGAACGTTTATTGCTTGATGGTAAAAGTATAATAGCTAAAAGCATTGAAGAAGGTGGCTCAGAAATTCCTGGTTTTAAAGAAACATATGATGATGCGAAGCGTATTTATCGAGATTTAAAACAAGAATCTGATATTACCAAATTTATTCAACGTAGATTAGGGGATAAAGGATTCAGAAGTATGTTTATGCGTCATATATTAAGACCAAGTACAGAAAAGCTAACAGCTCCTATAAAATATGTAGAATTAATACAAAGAAGTCCCGAAGCACGCAAGATATATTTAGATCTTATGAAAGCTGGCGCTAAACAAGATGCTGCTCGTGTTGCACGTGATGCACGTAAGCTTGATGCGATTGCTTATAAATATGAGCAACAAAATAAACAGAGCTAATATGAATCATATTCTTCTTCGTTATCGGAAAAAACTCCATTAACAATATTGCCTAAAAGTGTGAGAACATCGCTGGCGATATGAATTATTTCTATAATCACAATAACTGCTATTATTTCACCTATCATTTTATTCTTTCGTATCTTCTAGGCGCATATAATGAGATATAGCATTTAATAGCCATTCTTTAGTGGTCATCTCTTTATTCAAAGCGCGTATCTTTACTCGTTTATGCAATTCAGCACTCACTTCAACTATCAATCTCTTTTCATGCTTAATCATTTTTTTCATATGATAATCCCTTTTATTTATTATTACATTTAGCATAATGTATGTTTTTACAAATGTAAATTGAAAATGTGTTTTACTTTAGTCGGTTCGGCTGCTGTACTGACGCTAAAGCATGAGCTTTATAAATTAAAAAGAAAGGTTTTTACTATGGGTATCAAACGTACAAAAGCAAGATTTGCATATGATATAGGTGAAACATTCGTCCAATTAGCACCATTACCAGTTATATCACAACGTAATCCAGGACAATCAGATTATTGTGAGTTGGGTACTACATGGATTAACGTAGCTACCATGGGTGTCTATATTAATGCGAGCAATGCAGATGGTATAGCAACATGGCTTTCATCTCCTGCGGGTGGTTCAGGAGTATTTAATACATTAGAAGCTACAACTGGTAATATAACCGCCGATCTAGGTAATGTTGTTATTACTGCAGGTAATCTTGATGTAGTTGCAGGGAATGCTACGATTGCTGGAACACTTTTAGTTGGTGGATTGGCTACATTTAACGGTGGTATGGATCTTACCTCTGCTGGTGAGATTATATTAGAATCTACCCGTAATGCTGCACCTTCTATAGCATTAATAGCAGCGGGAGGAACATCTGAACAAATATTTCTACATTCAACTTTAGGCACTTCTGCTAATTCAGTAGCATTAACTTCTGATCATGGAGGCATTGCATTAACATCTGGATTGGCTACAGAAAATTCAATTGAACTTAATGCTACTGCTGGTGGGATTGAACTAACTGCCACTGAAGCAGTTGATCTTGAAAGTACTCAAAATGCTGTTAATGCAATTGGGATATCAGCAACTGGAATAAATGGTGGTGTAACGATGACTTCCGGTACTGGAGGATTTACGTATGCCTCTACTGGTGATTTTTCAGTAGAAACTGGAGCAAACGTACCTCAATCAATTTATCTTCTTTCTGAGGGCGGAACTTCTGAAACTATAGAAATTGAATCAGCGCTTGGAACAGGAGCCGGATCAGTATTTATTCATTCAATTGCCGGTGGTATTAAGGTCACTTCGGCAAAAGATACAGTAATAACATCCACAAATACTGATGCGACTGCCATTAGTTTGATAGCTACTACAGGAGCTGCTGGTATTACAGCAACTTCCGGAACAGGTGGATCTGCGCTTACCTCTTCAGGTATAATGAAAATCCAATCAACTGATAATATCGCAGGAGCTGTAGCAATATCAGAAAATGGTGGTACTACATCAACGATAAATATTACCTCTATGATGGGTACAGCTGTTAACTCTATTAAAATAAACTCTGTTGCGGGTGGTGTTTTAATATCTGGCGCATCCAATTCAGCAACTGCATTAACTTTGACCGCTTCAGCAGGTGGTATAGTTACTAATTCTGCATTAGCTACAACAATAACCTCTAGTCAAGCTTCTAATACAGCTATAAGTCTGACTGCTTCTGCAGGTAATGGAGGAATTGCAATTAATTCCGGTACCGGAGGAACAGATATAAATTCAACAGGTATAATATTACTTAGTTCAGATGATAATATTGCTAATGCTATTGAATTATTAACTGCGGGTGGAACTGCTGAAACTATAGCGATTTCTTCAACTGAAGGTACTAATATTTATGGTAATGCCTCAGGCGCTTCAGTAAATATCAACTCTACAGTTGGTGGTATATCTTTAATATCAGGCGTTGCAAGCCCTTCAGCGATCGTTTTAGATACTTCAAATGCTGCTGGTGGTATTGCTTTATTATCTGGTACTGGTGGTATTTCATTATCTGCTGCGGGTATAGTGCGAGCTGCACCAGCAACAGCTACTTCAGCAAGTCCAACCGCATCTGCAACTATAAACGCTTATATTGGTGCTGCAACATTTACTGGCTTTACTACGGTAAATACCGGTACACAAGCATTTACGATTACTAATAGTCTTGTAACTGCAACATCTACTATTTTATGTACGGTTGCTAATACAGGAACTAACGCAGCATTAATGACGTTAACTGGATTAGTACCAGCAGCTGGATCATTTGTGGTAAATACTACTAATAATGGCAGTGCGGCATTAAACGGTAACGTTATTATCAGCTTCTGGGTATTACATGCTTAAGGAGATAGAATGAGTTCATTATCAACAAGTCTATTTTGTGAGCAGTTGCGCAAAGCGCCAGCTGCTTATATAGCATCCAATGGGGTAGTAGCAACAGCTATTGCCCAATCGTTTACCGGAGGAAATCCGGTATTACCAGTTGGGGAAGAATTGCAGTTTAATTCACGGCAATTATTAATTGAAAATCTGACTGATGTATTACTCTTTTTCTCGATCCAGAGAAATGGTGGGTGGTCATCAACTAATGCTGATTTTACTGATCGATTTGTATTGCCATCTGGGGGATTATATATACAAGATGTTACTACAAACCGAACCAATCTTGGCACACAGATTGTCTACCCAATTGGATATTCATGGGCTGTAGTAGCTGCGGCTGGATCACCTCCAACAACCGGAGCAGTCTATCTCTCCAGTTGGTATGGTTTAGACTAAGGAGCTCCTATGTCTCAAATTACAAAATATACAATTGGTGGTACTCCTGGAGCGCCAGATGTACAATTCCTCGAAGGAAACTCTGGTGGCGAAGTTGGACCAAATGGTAGTGGAGTAATTAATGTAGTTGGTACTGGCAACATTACCGTTACTGGTAATCCGGGCACTAATACATTAACTATATCTGAAAGTTCCAGTGTCTCAGATGCTTTTGTAACTAATTCCGGAACTGCGGTTCCTGCTGCAGGTATATTAAATATTGTTGGTGGCACTAATGTGACCACCTCGGGCTCTGGCAATACGGTAACTATCACTAATACCGGCCTTGCAGGGTTCTTTTGGAACGATGAAACTGTATCAGCATCCATGGCATCTAATATGGGCTATACCGCGGATAGTGGTGCCGGGATTATATTAACATTGCCGGTATCGCCAGCATATGGCGACGTTATCCGTGTTACCCAAAAAGGAACTGGCGATGTACGCATTGGCCAGAACGCGGGCCAGGTAATAAAGTTTGGTGTGCAAACAACTACAACCGGTGCACTCGGTTATTTACAATCAACAAACCAATATGATGCAATTGAGTTGTTATGCATTATTTCCGGTACAACGTTTCAGGTATTAAGTTCACAAGGTAATTGGATGTTTAATTAAGGGATAATTATGTCAACGATTAATAGTATTAATAGTAATATACCAATACAAGTTGCACTTGGTGGAACGGGTGATTTAACACTAACATCCGGCGGTTTGTTATATGGTAATGGAACTGGCGCAATCCAGGCATTAGCCCAGGCTACTAATGGACAAATACCCATAGGCGATACAGGAACTAATCCAGTTCTGGCTACATTAACTGGTGGTACCGGTATAAGTATATCTAATGGTGCTGGTTCGATTACTATAAACGGTTCTGGTCTTGGTATGACCTGGACAGTAGTTACCGGTACTTCTCAGGCAATGGCCGTTAATAATGGATATTTTTCTAATAATGCAGGTACGGTAACCTTTACATTACCCTCAACAGCAGCAGTTGGATCAGTGCTATCCGTTTCAGGTCTTGGTGCGGGTGGTTGGACGATTGTAGAAAATACCGGACAGAATATAAACTTTGGATCTATAGCAACTACGACAACATCAGGTAGTTTATCTTCTTCTAATAAGGGTGATTGCGTTACTATGGTATGCTCAGTTGCAAATACAACTTTCAACGTCATATCATCCATAGGTAATATAACCTACGTTTAGAGGTAATTAATGGCTACAATCAATGCGATCGATTCGAATATACCAATAGCGGTCTCTCAAGGAGGGACCGGCCAAACTACCTTGGCCAGTGGAGATGTATTAGTTGGTAATGGTACAAGTGGCATTACTGCAAGTAGCAATCTCACCATTAATGGAAGTGGTTATATATTGACACCAAGCCAACCAATGTTCGCGGCATACAATAGTGCTTCTCAAACAAATGTTACGGGTGATGGAACAGCATATACTGTGCAATATAATAGTACCTGGTTTAATATTAGTAGCAGCTTCAATACGAGCACCTATATTTTTACAGCACCTATTGCTGGGCATTATTTATTTACCGTTACTTGTTCTTATGGTTCTGTAACCTCTTCGTATACCACATTAGTTCTTGCTCTACAAACAACACAGAATAAATTTGAACTATTTAGAGCCAGTGCTGCTAATTTACAAACCGGAAATAATATTTCTGTAAGTGGTTCACGCTTATGCATTATGGCATTAAATGATACAGCATATGTAACGACTACCGTTTCTGGTAGTACTAAATCAATTAGCATCAATAGTGGTACTTCGAGTAACTCATCGGTATTTACTGGTCAATTAGTGGGTTAGGAAAATAATGTCTACAAATACAAACAATTCAATCAATTCATACATACCCATCCAGGTCCCACTTGGTGGCACACAAGATGCTACATTAACCCAAGATGGTGTAATGGTTGGTAATGGCACAGCCCCGGTAATAGTAACCGCGGCAGGAACTAATGGACAGGTGCTTATTGCAGCAACTGGTGCTGCACCTGCATTTGCGAGCTTAACATCGACTGGTGGTACCGTAACTTTTACACCAGGCGCTCATTCTTTAAATTTAGAAGCTTCAGGAGGAGGTGGCGTGGTAGCACCAATAGTAACAACATTTACAAATTCAGGTACTTGGACCAAGGGAGCAAATACTAGTTATGTTTCAGTCTATATGTGGAATGGCGGCTCGGGAGGAGCAAGTGGTTCAACAGGAACTGACGGTAATGCTACCGGTGGTGGTGGTGGTGGAGCGGGAGCCAGTTTATTCTATAGCGCAGCGCCGAACTTTTTTGGAGCAACAGAAACAGTAACTATTGGAGCAGGAGGTGCGGGTGGCGCAGGCCAGTCCACCATAGATTCACCAGGTAATAATGGATCTGATGGCGGTATAACTCGTCTAGGAAATCTATTTGTTCCGCAGCTAAGTAATGGCGGTTCTGATGGTACTTACGGACAAGGTAATGGCGTAGGAGGTTCAGCTGCACCGATTTTAAACTTTGTTGATCAAAACGTTACTCTTTTAGGAGCATTTGATGGAGGGTCAGGCTCAACGGGTGCTGGTAATCCACCAGCAGGTGATGTAAGTAGTCAGAATAACTTTTCTCCAACAGTATTAACCGTTAATGGTATGGCTGCGGCTGCCGGTGGTGGTGGTTCTGGAGCAAATATTGCCAGTCCACAACCAGGTGGTAACGGCGGAAACATACTTGGATTTTTTGGCGGTTCTGTAATTGTTGCTGGTGGTGCTGGTGGTATAGCAGGAGGAACCATAAATGGTGGTAATGGTAATACTGGGTTATATACCAGTGGTGGTCGTATAAATGGTGGTTCAGGTGGTGCTGGCGGTGGTGGAAATGGAATAGGAAATGGCGGTTCTGGCGGTCATGGTGGTTTACCAGCTGGCGCGGGCGGCGGTGGGGGTGCTGCAATAGATGGGTTCACTTCAGGAGCTGGTGGTAATGGTGCATCTGGATTAGTTATTATTGTTGAATATCAATAGTAACTCCTCTATAGGGTAAGTATTAAAAAGGAAATTATTATGGCGATAAATATTTCGGGTCGTGGTGGTCAACTTAATTATGTTGGTGTAGAAGCTCCTACGCCCCCAAATTTTACTCGCCACAACCGTGCACCGAATGGAAACGATAGTCAAAATGTTCGTATCGGTGATTTTTGGTTAAATCAAGAACTGAATGAGATGTGGGTATTAGTATCCCTTGCATTAGGGATTGCTACATGGATACCATTTGGTAATGCAGTTGGAATATTATCTCTAACGCCAAATACCGGTGATGTAGTATATGGTGATATTAATGCCAACGTAAACGTTCAAGGTGCAGTAGGTTCAGGTATTACTACTAGCGGCGTTGAATCTACGCATACTCTCTATATAGGTTCTACAACTGGTGAGGGATTCTTACAATCATTGAGTGGTAATAGTGACATATTTGTATATCCCGATGATAATTACAATATATCTATTGTTGGTGAAGCTCCAATTACCGTTACCGAAAATCCTGGAAGTAATAAATTAACTATAAGTAATACGTTTGAGAGTATTCATACCCTACAAACTACGGATGCAACACCAACTACTTTAGTTAACATTCCCATAAACGCCAGTCAAGCTATAACCATTAATATGCTCATTGTCGCAGCTAAATCAGATTACACAGCCTCACTATCTGCCAATGTACAAGGTGGAGCACGAAGATCATCATCGAGTGGAGCTATCCTTGTAGGAGCTCCTCAAATCAATCAGGAAGATGATTCAACTACTGGATCACCAACGGTCTTTATGGATGTATCAGGCAATTTTGCACGAGTACGAGTAGTTGGAGAAGTAGCAACTACCTATAATTGGAAGGGCCTATTAACACTTATAACTCAACCATAGGAATTGTATGACTACACGACAAGGATTTAAAGCATTAGGTATAACATTAGATGAATTTGCCTATCAAGAGAATTCAGCTGGTTATTCTGCGTCTATAGGCCTGGATTATAGCGGTAATGTATTTAATATTAATATTCTTAATGTACCCGGCGCTAATCCATCTAGTGGAAATCCACAAATATCGATCGATCCGGTCGGTGATGTAACGATTACCTCTATAGTAAATGGTGATGTTCAACTAGAAACAACCGGTACAGGTGATGTTAATATATTTACCTCGGGTGGTGATATAGTACTGGATCAAGATGGCGGTAATTTGCAGGTTATTCCCTTTTCAACTGGTGTGGTGCAATCCAATAGCATAGGGGTCCTTAAATCAACTACGGGAACTAACGGCCAAATACTTATTGCTGGCGATGGAGGAGTTCCACCAGTTTGGGCAAATATTACCTCGGTAGATAATTCAGTTACCATAGCCGATGGAGTTAATTCAATTGATCTATCGGTGAGTGGTACTAAGGCTGGATCTAACTCCTTTCAGGGTAAATCAAATCAAATGACCGTTGCATTACCTGCTGGTATGAACACCTACACGCTCGGAACTAATGGTGGTACATTATCTGCATTATTTGATAATAGCGGCGGCTTTTATGGCGGCGATGGTGGAAGCTCTCCGTGCACATGGACTGCGCCTAGAACAGGTATTTATATGCTGACGCTACAAACTACGATAAGCAGCGTAAATGCGAATATGCCGTTTGCAGCATATAATGCTCAAATTGTAACTACTACATCAACGGGACGTACCTATCAATTTGGTCCAAATGGAAACTATGCCTATTCACCACGATCTTCAAATGTAACCGCTTTATTGCAAATGACCGTGGGTGATGTAGCTACATTTGTTCTTAATTACAATACTGCTGCACCGGCATTTTTATTAGGTTATCATAATGATGTGGGTGTGATTGCGTATGATTTGTGGGTTAATGGATTCCAAGTAGCATAAAGGAATAATATGAGCAAAAAACAAGGATTCCAAGCAGCTCTTGGTGATATCTATATTTATCAAGATAATGGCACCATAAGTGATGCTGCAGGTATTGATTCTGAAGTGAATGTTTTTAGAATTGTTGCTATTAATGGTGAAGGTGCAGCCCCAGTACCCTCATTTCAACAAATTGCAATTGATCCCTTCGGTTTGGTATTAGTTACTAATCCGTATACAACAGGGGAAATAAATCTTATTACTACAGGAACTGGGTCAATCAATGTATCATCAAGCCATGGAATAGTTCTTAATCAAAATACGGGAAGCTTACAAGTCCTACCTTTTGATGCATATGGTGTTATTCAAACAGACAGTTCACATAATTTATTCACTTCAAATGGATCTGATGGACAAGTACTTATTGGAGCAAATGCTGGTGCCCAAGCACTTTGGAGAAATATTACCTCGATAGATGGTTCTTTTAGTATTTTAGATACTGAAAATGGTATTGATTTGTCATCAGATGGTACAAGCCCTGCCGTATTTGGCTCAAATCAGTTCTTTGCATATTTGCCAACAACATTATCACCAGCAGCATTTTTCCCATTTAATTTCTGGTTATATGGCACAGCAGGATATCCATTTGTTAAATTATATGATATTGATAATGTTGTTTATCCAGGAGACGGTGTAAACAATAAACTTACTATAACTGCACCGGCAAATGGTATTTATTATATATCAGCAGGAACCACTATCTCCGTCCCATCAGGCCACCAAGCCGCCCAATGTAATTTTGTATTTCAGCAATCAAATTCTTCAAATTTTCCTGTTCGTTTTTATGATACGGGTCTTCCAGTATTGGGTATGGGCTCACTATTGGGTACTAATATGCCAGAAGAGATAAACTGTGGATTTATAACCACAATGACCAAGGGTGATTATTTTACGGTAACAGTTGAAAATACTATGACCGGTTTTGATACTCCCGGAAGACTTGTGCTTGGTAACGATGGCGGCAATACCTTTTTTACTTGGATACAAGGATACCGTATAGCTTAATCGTAATCATTATCAGAAGCATTACATTGTTCAGAAAGCATTCCTAGAATAATTTGGAACTTTTCTGTTTTGAAGAATTGATCTGATTCAGCAGCAATAAGCTCTTTAATATGGCTTTCTATAAATGGGCCTGTATAGTTCGATTTTCAAAGAATTTAAGTAATATTTTTGAGTTTATAGTTTGGAGGGCATGACGCTCACTTCCCTTATTTCCTTCAAAAAAATATTGATATATAAAGCTGTGTTTATAGGAGATTTCTGCATTCATATAAGACATATTAATTCCTTATTTTCATTTTTTCCACTCCTCAAATAGATCAATAATGGCATTATATTGTTTTTCACTGCAATCAGCAAATGATTTGATTTCAAAGTTATTATAAATCTGTTTACGTACTTCCTCAGGGCCTTCCCAAGTTTGGAGTTCTTTTTCAAGAATATCTACCATCACCTTGGTTATTTTTGATGAATTATGTTTTATATATTGAGGAATAAGATCTATTTTTGGCTCTTCTTTTTGATTATATTTCTTTTTATTATCATTATTTTTAACTTGGCCATCAGTATCTTCATCACAAATAGCACCAATAAGAGATGAATAACAAAATCTTCGCCAATAAGTTACACCACCTGCTTCTGCATGTTGTAAATTGGGATTATCAGTAGGTATAAGACAAAATATAGAACGCATCCATTCATCACTTTCATGTCCAAGGGTGGTTATTAGATAACCGGGATCACCATTAATGCGTACCACCTCTTGAACAACAGAAAGACCCTGTTTATTAAGATAGGGGCGCGTGGAGCGTATTATTTCCGCTAAATTAGCAAATTTATTTCTAAAGTTTGAGGACTCTTTTTGTGCTTCTTCCATAGTTAATTGAGCAAGGGCAAGAGCCTTAAAAAGATTTCCTCGTTTTTCAGAATGTGAAAATAAACTATTTAAATATAAATCAGGTATTTTAAGGTCTTCCATTTATTTTTTCTCTATGAATTTGTAAAAGGTACAGATCATTTTTTCATCTTGAATAATTGTTTGATCAGGATAATGCTTGATCGAGGGCTCGAACCTCCTAATTGGCATATCTAAAGCGTCCTTCTTGTTCTTTGCCAACTATTTTAAATTCACTCTGTGCGGCAACAAATGACTTAATAAAGGCTATTTTTGCAGATGCATCATTTGATTGGGTCATTTAATTCCTTATTAGCTCTTTACTGAAAGCGTATCGTACAAATTAAGGGCTATTTCATGTGCCTTACGGGCATCTGCTATGAACTCTTCATACTTTTCAGGGCTTTTTTCTTTAAACTGCGCATGAAATTCATCATAGACCTTTTTGCCATCAGATAACAACTTCTCAACCGGATTATGATCAGAGAATTCTTTCTCGGTAATGGACGTGAGCTGTACATGATCTTTAAATACTTCACAGGTAATATAATATTTCATTACTTGCAGTACTTCATGAAGCCCAGATTCTTCCGTAAATTCCATCTTTCCGGCAATCATGTTTTGCATAACGCCCAGATGAGTTGCCAGCGATTGAAATAATGATGCCACTACAAACTTGTATGATTGGTTAATCATCTGTTCTCCTCGATAATATTTATATATTTCCATAATGAATCTTCAAACGTACGAATCGATTTCAACAGATTATCGATTGTTTCAAAACATTCTGCCTTTGCAGATAATCCCGTTTCATTGGGAGCATGCAAGCGCATAAATGTATCTTTCATGAGATCCAATTGCTCAGCTCGAACAATAACCTTGGTAAGATTATCCAACAATTCTTCTTTAACGATAAATGTTTCGATATGCATTTCACTCCCTAGGTAAAACTGTTTTCATATCAATATAATACAATATATATCATAACATGTCAATTGATTATAATTTAATCATATGATATTATATTAATACATTAATAACCAAGGAAAACACAATGAACGACTTATTGTTAAATCAAAATGAAATGCGCACCCAAATAATAAAGATAATTCTGAAGAGTCCGATGTCATATGCCCACTACAGCAGAATGATTGGTATAAACCGACAGGCGTTACAGAAGTTTATTCAGGGAAATGATACGACAAGCTTTACTCTTATCTGCAAGCTGAATAACTTTATTACCCAGAATGCAGATAAGATCGATGAAAACACTAAATAGGAAATGGTTTCTTAATAAAATTCCCCTGCGTTAAGGTAATGAATCAAACCGCAGGGGATAATAGTAAACCACATGTAATGAAACACATGGAACACATTTGTTTTGCATTTATTGCTAAATGCAGTAAACTTGGATTATTTGAAATTAAATAAAAAAAAAGGCCAAAGCATTCTTTTCCGGGATTCTTTGACCACTAACACGAAAAATGTATATGAATAGTAACATAAAAAAACTCGCCCGTCAAGAAAAGATTCCAAGAAAAAATAAACTATCTTGGAAAAAGATCGCAGATAACTTAGATACATTAGATGATATTTCTATTAGACTATATAACCTAATCTGTTCTATGGACAATTTATACTTAAAAATTGCTCCCAGTCACGAATGGTTAGCAAAGCAATTGGGTATATCTAGTTCCACAATAAAAAGAAAAATAGATGAACTTATAGAACTTGAACTGCTTTATACCCATTTTAGATATATGGAAACTCTTATATATTCTGTTGATTCTGCTTTGAGGGAAGTAGATATCCGTAATAAGCTTGCTCATATATTGCCTGCCCTGGCATTCATTCCACTATGGTTTTTGTATCCAAATAGAAAACTTAATGATTTTGAAAGACACATAATTGCCAAAGAAGATTGTGAGCTACTATTAAATATTAATAATACAGATCAAAGAGACTTTTTCTCAACCGAAAACCATTTCGATTCATCGATCGCCAAGAAAATAGCCTTTAGCGAGAAGGATATCATCCCCCGAACGATGCCATTGCTCTCAGAAGAGCAATTCTTAAGCCTCTTTAGTTTTAAAAGCGAAGCAAGCGAGCAAACAAACACCCATACGAGCGAATCATTCCCTAAAAAAGGAAATATAATGAACGATAACCCGATTAAACAATCCATTTTAAACTGCAGCAAACTTCATTTGACCAGATGGGGACAGATAAAGTTAATGTGCTTTCCCGATGCGGCTATAGATTATGGCTACCAAACATTGCTTGCTCGCAAAAATATAAAAGAGCCATTTCTTTACATGACTAAGCTTTGTTACGATTATTGTCGCGAACACAACTTACAAGTTAATAACTTGATTGTTGCGGTGCTTGCTACAAAATATAATATGCCTGACAACCCAATGCTTGTTGCTCCTCCGGCTATTAACGAAGCAAGCAAGCAATCCAAAGCAAGTAACAATGAAGAAGAGAATCGCTTACAACAACAGTTTCAACAAAACGCTAAGATGCGAAGAGACCTTGATGGAGTCTACCAGAAAGAATATGGATGGAGCGATGATAAGACACAAGCGCATTTCAAAAGATATTATCCCATTTGTAGGGAAGATTTCCCCTCGCCAACAGAGATTACTCACGAATTAGAACAAAACTGCATAAAACGACAAAATTCCACCTACGCTGCAAGCAGATTAAAAATGATGCAGTTAATGGGCATGGATGGTTTTCTTCGATCTGAGAGGATTTTCATGCCTATTACGCTAGAGGATATGGAGCTTAACAAGCAAGAAGAACTTAAGAATGCTGAATATCGTTTACAAGCACTTCAATCAGTTGTAGGTAACTGAGCTGCCGACAATCTGTCGACAACTGAAATATCTACAAATGGGAAGTGGTTATTTGTTCTCTCTTATGAAAGATTCAAGTAAGCAAATGCAATGCGCATTTCGTGGTTACAACTCTTTATTGTTTCAGGTATTCTAAGAATGACTAGCGATGCATTTCCGATACGTTGATATCGGGCGTGGGGCCCAATGGTTATGCCAATCTCCATTTGGGCCCATAATAAATAAGGGGATATGTTCAATGTGTATATCTGCTTTTTGTAGAATGAAGCCCTTTAGGGGCGAGATCTTCCCAGTCCCTTTAAGATTATCCAATGTAGATAATAAGCCAAAAAAAGAGATTCCTATGAATAATCAACCGATTTTTGGAAAAATAGATTCTCATGGCGCTTCATTAGGCTATGGCAAAACTATCAAAGACTTTTCTCCCGAAGAATTTCTTGTTAAGTTCACCACTAAACGTTATGGACATTATGTTTTAACCGGTATACCTGTACCTTTAGCTCGACCACGTTTTTCAGGTACTGTTGTGTATGATTCACAAAAGAGCTTACGCTTTGCTAAAGCTATTGAACTTAAAGCACAACATAATCATTCATGGCAGTTTGATGGTCCCTTACATATGGAGTTGGTTTTCTATATGCCCATAGCTAAATCTTTATCTAAAACACGCAGGCTCGCAGCCGAACATACCATACATAGCAAGAAACCCGATCTTTCTAACATGATTAAGTTTGTAGAAGATGTAGCAACCGATATACTATTTAGTGATGATGCATTAATAGCATCTTGCCGAGCCTTTAAGTTATATTCGAATGATCCAAGAACTGAACTATCAATCTACGAAATTGACAAATGAGCAAAAAAAAAGTTATTGAGTCTACCAATAATAGCACATCGTCAATAGATCCCAAGCATTGCGTGATTGAACAATATCGTGATATAAATGATTTCCAAATGCGGCCAGTTACACCTGCAATTCTAGAGAAAATAGCGAGCGCATTGGTAACATGGTCAAAAGATCCAGAATCGATTCGGCTTGAGGGTTTTTGTTTATCATTTGGTATAAAGCCACAGGTTTTATATAGATGGGCAGAAACACATGAGATTATTAAAGATGCTCTCGAGACTACGATACTGAGATTAGCTCAAAATAGAGCAAACGGTATGGTATTCCAAAAGTATGGTATGCGAGAAAATGCTTTAAAGCATGTACATCACCTCTATGATACACAATGGGCAGAAGCTAATAAGTATCATGCAGAACTAAAAGCACAACAAGATAAAGAGGATGCTTCATCACTTGGCTATCAAATGTTCTTAGATTACCAAGCCAAAGCTAAAGAGATGAAGAAGAAAGATTAGCATACAATAAGCGGCGGTTCTTCATCTGCTTCATGCTGGGTCTTAATACGTATCAAAGTAATCATAGATTTTAAGATAAGCTCTTCAGCTAAAGCCATCGGCTTATGCATATCCATAGGCGTTATAAGTTCAATGTTAACTAATGCAGATTCCATCTCACGCGTTAATTCTTTATCAGCAATCACGCAATCCATAATCTGAGCCATTACCTTACTCGATTCATTTTGTGGCATCTTAAAGAGATTTTGCAGCTTCATAATGCCATTGAGCGCAAGTCGCAACGTATCAAAGGTAGTATTAAATTCTTCATCAGTCATTCTGAGCATGGTTGTTCCTTATAGTTCGCTTTATTAAGTAATTTTAGTTCATTCATATAGTTAATGCGCTCTTGATAAACTGATGCGGCATGTTCTTTCTTTTCTTTATTACTCATTGTTTTTACCAAATCATTGTTATAAGTATTACGAAACTTAATCATAATTTCACACTGTTGTTTTTTGATATGCAAATAGGGAACTATGAAATTACATACATCATCTAGATTTTTACCGTTTAGAACCCATTTATAAACTATAGGTCTTTTGAAATAAGTTAATTGATTTTCTGGTCTTTTTGAACGATAAAAAGATGAATTAAAATGTGTGTACATCCATTTAATGATATTCGGATTATGAGCAGACGAAACTTCTATATTATTTCTAAAGTTATAGCCTCCTCTATTTTTATATTTATAGCAATGAATATAGAAACCACCATTACTATCAATAATGCCAGCTAGATATGATAGTTTAAGAGAACGTTGATATTCAAATGTTCCAATTGTGGTTATTTCAATCGGTATTCCTATTAATTATTTATGTATACCATTCTCTATAACATTCACACTCTATCCCACATTTCCCAGGATTCTGATTATCACCACAAGCAATCCCATCAGAACATTCATGAGACGCTGCATTACATAAACATAACAACCTATCTATAGATAGATCAATTTCGTGTATGACTTGACGAACCGCTCTAGCTTTTCTAACTGCTTCATCGGATGTTTGTGATTCATTGGACCATTGTACTCGTTTATTGCGTAAATCTGCTTTAAGTTCCATAACAAATCGTTCGAACTTATTAGGTATATGTTTTTCTGTTGGGGAAATACTGCCTAATGAAAAGTATTTTCTATATTTAATCATGGTTTATCCCTAAATCATATATTCATGTGATATTTTCATATCATCTAAATTGGCATGTTTATTCATTAACTTCTTACTTATCTCCAATCGCATGCATAGCACCAGTTATGATCTTCTTCTATTTCATGACATTCCATACAATGCTTCAAATGCATAGGCTTACAGTTCTCATCTTCATCATGACAATGAAAGAACCCATTAGCATCTTTTATATCAGCACAGACCTTTATATCAAATTTCATACCTTCTCTATCAAAGATAGGTCCATCCACCCGTTCCATATCAGTTTCCATCGCATCCCTTTCAGTGTTTTGTTTTCATCTATTATCAATATAACACAACTATGAGCAAAGTCAACACATTGATATACATTGCACAAGTTTATACATCTGGTATACTATATCTACCTAAAGGAGATGAGCACAATTATAAAGGTCTATTATGTATGACGAGATAAGAGATAGAGTATTAACCATTTTAAAGAATAAGCCCCAATCGTTTCGTTCGGTGGCGCACGAGGTTGGTATAGCATTTGCTACGCTTAATATGTTTCTACATACCAGGCGGCGACCTTTTCCGTATACAATGCTGAAGATAGCTAATTGGATAGATAAGAAGGAGTCTGATGGAAAAACCACATAAATGTGAAGCTAAAGTATGGATTAGCGATCAAATATATAAGTGCCCGGAAAATGAAGTTAGGGATAAAAATGTTTAACCACAAATTTGATATAGTAATTAATGCACTGTTTCGATCATTAATTGCAAACATTAAGCATATAGATGAATGCATGGACATGGATGGCAAAAAAAGAACAGTGCTTCAGCTGTCTTTGCAGGTTTGTGAACTATATTATATTCTATTGCCTTTTCGATCCATTTTAGAAAAAAGGCATATTACCTTTGAAGATAATGATTGTGATGAAAAGGTAGCTCATGAGATGATTGAAAGAACTTTTGCTTTAGCAAAAGCTCTAGTTGAAGGATTTAGCGATAGTTTTAAAGAAAATAATAATGATGCTATGGAAAAAGCAATAATAAACTATAAAGCAGTATCAGCTGAGTTAGAAGACGCATTATCAGTTAAAAACTAAAAGGAATTTAATGTCATTATATAACTATCTTTCACAAGAACAATGTTCAGAATTAGCCAAAGAGATGTTCTGGTTACGCATGAAAAAAGCAAATCCCGTTATAAAGATTATTATGTGCCAGAAAGTCTGCGTGGTCAAAATTTGTAATTTCAGTTAAAGGTAACCTATAACTCATAATAGGAGTAACAATGGTCTATATGGATCACTTTGAAGAGATACAGAACGAACTTGACCTTATACTAGAATCGTTAGAGTTTGAACAATACGAGGATGCATAATGGAAAGAGAAGTAATGGACTCAATGAAACTGATTATTAAATGTTTAATGTGTGACGATAATTGTTCCTATACTCAAATTACTAAATGTATGTCAGTTCTAGAAGAAGAATTAATACGAACCAGTCGATCTAATCATAAAAACATTTGCAAATGTAAACCCAAACATGATGCATTATTGGCTAATGAGGATGCATAATGGAAAGAGGAGTAATGGGTTCATGGTATCCTTATCAATTATGTGATGAATGTAAACAAGATTGTGCATATATAAAATATGCCATACCGCGAAGCTCATTTTTATCAGATTTTTTACGATTATCAATTGAATCGCATTATACACTATGTGATTGTAAACATGCCGCTGATAATATGTTTGTTATCAATCCTAAAGTTCCGGGAGATGGTAAAACTATTTTTTTACTAATAAAAAAGATTGTTGAGCATTGTAACTGTAATAACCCCTAGGATTGAAGATGAATACATTGATTGGCATGTTCTGAATGAAAAGACATAATTAAACACATTATCTTACTAGGAAACAAAGTGAACCATGGTAGATTTGTTCATTTACAGAACTTACAAGAACTGGTTGAGATGTATAACTTTTTCAAGCGTGATGACGAGTTTTTTGGAATTGATAATACTATTCTTGATGATCTATTATCTGAAATAGAATTACTACAAGATGATATTATCTCGGACATACAGAATGATACAAAAGAATAACACTATTTTTTTAGGTAGTATATCCTAGAGGAGATGCATGCTTTTAAGGGAGTAATATATGTCTGAGAGACCAGTAGATCATCCAGAAAATATATGTAATGTACGCGTTCCAAGAGAGAGTTATCGTAAACTAAAACATCTTGCTGATGATATTGATTGTTCCGTTCGTTCATTGGCAACTGAAGCAATTGACGATCTTATTGTAAAGTATGAAAAAAGTTCCCTTCCACCCTGCTTAATGCATTCGATAGATTAAACATGTTAGCATTTGAAGCACGACCATATCAAGTAGATTTGATCGAAGCAATTGAACAGAGAAATATACGCAAAGCCATCACGGTGTGGCCGCGGCGATGTTTATCTGGTAATACCCATATATTGCTTGAAAATGGCTCACATAAACTATTAAAAGATATTCAAGCAGGCGATAAAATACTTTCATGGAATGGGAATCAGTTTGTTGTAGATATCGTTAAAGATGTTTGGAAAACTGAAACTAAACAAACTAAACATATTAAATCTAATGGCTATCTTCCCATTATTGCTTCAGATGACCATCAATTTGCTTATATGCGTTATGATAGTGATATTGTTTATTGGAGAAAAGTTAGTGAATTAACTGAGTATAACTATTTACTTAATTATGCTGGAATCCCACTAGGAAAAGAACACAGTCCTGATCTAGCTGAATTTCTAGGATATATGATATGTGATGGTTACGTTTCAGGATACCAACAACCTAAGTTTACGAACACCAATAAAGAAATACTTGATCGTGTAGCCTTTTTATCCCATAAGTTATTTGGTTATATTCTACTTTGGCGACCAAAAGGAAATGGTTATGATCTGGAATTCATCAATGGCACTAAAGATGGTGGTTATATTTTAAATAAAATAAAAGATCTATTTGGGAAAGATGGTTTAGATAAACCCAAAAGTAAGAGGAGATTAAATCCCATTATATGGGACTTTGATGAAATATCATTGTTGAGGTTCTTTGCTGCAGTTATCTCATCAGATGGTAATATATATTCGCAGAAACAAGGATTCGAAACGATTGATCCTAAACGAGGTTTACGAAAAATACCTCCGGCAACTGAAATTACTATAAGCGTAGGTCAATCATACGATATGGCTTGGGATTATTATTGGTTATTACGTAAGATGGGTATAGTTCCCCATGTTCTCTTTAATGAAAAATCATCAAATTGGAAGATAAGGATATCCAAGAACTCTGCTATTAAGCGGTTATTAAATGGTGGCCCAATTTATGGTAAACAAGAAGCTCAACAATCTGCATATTCGAAAATAGAAGCAAGCAAACGATCAACCAAAATAGTTAAAGGCTGTTTTAGAAGCAAAGTAGACATAAAAGACAATCCCGATGAAGAACTATATGATCTAGAAACAACTACCTATGGCAACTTTGTAGCAAATGGCTATCTAGTACATAATAGTGGTAAGGATATTTGTGCATTTAACATAATGATTAACCAAGCTATCAATCATAAGGGGGTTTATTTCTATATATTTCCTACCTATGCACAGGGAAAGAAATGTATCTGGGATTCCATTACTATTGAAGGACATCGATTTCTGGATTATGTTCCCAAGTCATGGATCGAATCGCTCAATTCACAAGAAATGAAAATACGACTTAAAAACTCCAGCATTATCCAGATATGCGGTAGTGAAAATATCGATTCACTTGTAGGCACAAATCCGCGGGGCATTATTTACAGCGAGTACTCGTTACAGAATCCAGCTTGTTACCAGTTCTTCCGTCCCGTGTTATTAGCAAACGGCGGATGGAGTATATTTTGCAGTACACCACGTGGCAAGAACCATCTCTATGATCTGTTTAAGATAGCTGAACGTACACCAAGTTGGTATACCTCAAAACTAACCCTTGATGATACTCAGCATATTGATCCACAGATGATCCAAGAAGAGATTGATAATGGCGAGATGAGCTGGGAAATGGCACAACAAGAATATTGGACTAGTTGGGATCTTGGTGTTACTGGATCAGTATATATGTCCTATATAGATAAGATGAATCTTAATGGACAAATAGGACAGATTAATTGGGAGCCGGCACATAAGGTACATACCAGTTGGGATATTGGCGTTGCAGATATGACTTCGATCATTTTTTGGCAGCATATTTCTGGGTCTGTGCGCATAATAGATTGCTATGAAAAGAACCGAGAAGGCCTTGAACATTACGTGAATATTTTGCAATCTAAACCATATACCTATGGTAAACATATTGCACCACATGATATTGCAGTTCAAGAGTTTGGTTCAGGTATAACACGTATAGAAAAAGCGCGGCAATTAGGGCTTAAGTTTACTACAGCCGATGATTTCAGTTTACAGGACGGTATAGAAGCATGTCGGTCTACACTACCAAAGGTTTGGATAGATGAGAAGAAATGTGCCAGGCTTATTAAGTGTCTTGAAAATTATCGCTACGAATACGACCAAAAAAGACAAAATTACAAATCTACTCCCCTACATGATTGGTCGTCTCATTTTGCAGATAGTTTTCGTTATTTGTGCGTATCTTTACCTAAGACAAAAGATGGGCTAAGCTCTAAGGAACTTGATCAACGATTTAATGAAGCACGGTATGGTCAAACGTCTACCTTTGCTTCAGTATTTCAAAAACCTACATACTGATTGGATTAATATGACAATGCTCTGTTGTATTCTTATGTTATCATTATATTTTGAATCGCTTAAACAACCACGTATTCCTGATATGGAGCCGGGTGATGTATGTTACATTATTAACGATCATGATAACTATTTTACTATTACCGTTAAAGATTTCCAAACAGATGGCATGGAGTTTATATTGGACCAAGCAGAAGATGTTGGTATCCATGTAATCAATAAACTTACCCTTGATTCAGAATATCAATTACATATAGAGTAAATTTACTTGCAAACCAAAGAGTCGGCTTTTAGACTAACAGTTAAAATCTAACCCCTTGGAGAGCTTTTGATATTTCCAAACCTTGCTCCACAATATTATGATAATTTAGATAAATCAGTACTTCCTAGAATGGAACAGTTTTATCAAGATTGTATAACGATCAATCAATCATATTGGTCAGAAGCTGATACTAATACACGCTTTGAAGCAAACGATGCTGATATCTATTCCAATTTTTATGGTAATCTCCCCTTTCAGGGCCGTCGTACGTTTAATTTTAATCGTATACGGCCTATAGTTAATATGATAACTGGCCATCAACGTCGTAACCGTAAATCAATGATCTGTACACCCGTAGAGAATGCTGATGCACATACGGCAGATCAGTTTACTAAGGTATTATTATGGCTTACGCAAAAGGAAGGTATCTTAGAGACGATATCAGATGCCTTTCAAGGTGCCTGTGTTGCCGGTCTTAACTTTCTACATGTATGGGTAGACTATCGTTCTGATCCAATATCTGGCGATATTAAGGTAGATAATAAACATTACAACTCCATTATTGTAGATCCCTATTTCCGTAAACATGATATGTCTGATTGTAACGGTATTTGGAGCCGTTCATTTATGGCACCAGCAGCAGCGGCAAGCTTATTACCTGATCATGCTGAAGAAATAGTTGGTATGGTTGCAAAGGCAGGAGCAGGACGCGACGGTAAATTCCAATACATGCCAGAATCGTTCAATCTGTCATTTCAGAACCTATTAACATATGACGAATTTTACTATCGTGATTATCGCAAACAATTAATGTTAGTTGATGTAACGAATGGTGAGACCTTTGAATGGAAGTCGGAAGACAGAGAGCTTATGAGTCAGTTCCTAAGAATGCATAAGCAACTTACCGTTATAGAGCAGGATGTTCCGACAGTTAAATTAGCAATAGTTGTACAAGGTAAAGTCATCTATCATGGCCCGAACGTAACTGGTGATGATTATCCGTTTATACCAATGTTTGCCTATTATAACCCACAGATACCTTATTTTCCGTTACGTGTACAATCAGTAGTTACTAATCTGCGCGATGCACAATACCTCTATTCACGTAGACGTAATATAGAATTAGATATTCTTGAATCACAAATAACCAGCGGCTATATCTATAAAGAGAATGCTCTAGTGAATCCTGCTGATGTATTTTTGCATGGACAAGGTAAAGGGGTAGCTCTTAAAGAAGATGCCAATATAACTGATATTATACCTATACAGGCTCCATCCGTGCCACCATCCATGATTGCATTATCTGAAGCGCTCGGCAAAGAGATTATGACCTTGTCTGGCGTGAATGAAGAGCTTATGGGTTCTGCTGTTGATGATAAAGCAGGCATACTTTCGATGTTACGGCAAGGAGCTGGACTTACTACGCTTGAAGGATTATTTGATCAACTTGATCGTACACAAAAGTTACTGGGTAAACAGATTTTAAAGATTGTTCAACAGAACTTTACGCCTGGTAAGATAAATAGAATACTTGAAGATCAACCAAGTCCTGAGTTTTATAATAAGAACTTTGGTATCTACGATATTGTGATAGAAGACGGTCTTAATACTGCTACACAAAAACAGATGCAATTTGCACAATATCTGCATTTGCGTGAAGTTGGTGTACCGATACCCGATGATGTGCTCATTGAATCGGCTACTATCCAGAACAAAAAAGAACTACTCGATTCGATTCGAAAGGCTTCAGAACAACGTGATCAAATACAACAACAACAAACACAAGTTGCTATTGAAGAGTCACAAGCACGAACAGCCTTGGCCAATGCACGTGCAGTTGCAGATCAAGGACTTGGGTATGAACGTTTAAGCCGTGTAGAAGAAAATAAAGCACTTGCAGAAGAACGACGCGCACAAGCTAATAAAGACGAAGAAGAAGCATTAATGAACTATGTGAAGATACTTAAAGAGCTTGAAGGTCTTGATCTTACACATTTACATAAATTAGTAACTATAGCACAGGCCCTTAAGGGCGATACGGCACAGGATGCGAAGCCACCTGCCGAGGCACGTAGTTAGAGGATATTACTAACCTTGCTCTCAGGAGCAATTACTACGAAAGGGCATAATATGC